AAGCTAACGGTGCATATCAAAGCGCATCTAGAAATGGATTCTTGCATGAAGTTACATCTCACATGACAAAAGAATATAAAAACACATGGTGGGATTATGATTCTGTTATGGAAGCGGCATCTAAATTTGATGTTTTTAATCACTTCCAAAAAGCATATTCAGGTGCCGCAAAATGGGCTAAGCGTCATGGAATACTTGATAAAATCAAAGCGAATATGGAAACAAAGTATGGCGACTTTGATGCAGTTTATATATGGAAGGTTGAAGGCCCAGATCCAATATATAAAATTGGAGTGACATCATATAGATTGGGCGACAAAAGGATCAAAGAAGTTGCTAGATGCGCAAGAGTAAATGTTCAGTTTTTGATCATGGAAAAGGTAAAAAATGCCTATCATCTTGAAAAGAAACTTCTTTCCGTTGGTCAGTATTGCGGCGACTTTAGTTGGCTATCTAATGGCTTTTCTGAATTTAGATATATGTCTCCTGATCAATTTGAGCAGTGCCTTACAATTATCAACCAGAACAGGATAGAGGCAAGCTAATGGCTAGAGTATATGATAACTATTCCTCACTCATAGACTTCACCAGAGCATCATCCGGTACGGCTTTGAGGCCGATTAGCTATGGTGATGAGTTGGTTACGAATGGGGGTTTTGATAGTGACAGTGATTGGACGAAGGGTACAGGTTGGACTATTTCTGATGGCACTTCGACTGCATCTGCGGCAACAGGAAATTTACAGCAATCAGTATCTGTAACAGCAGGTAAAATATACTTCATTACGTTTGATATAGTTGCTTATACATCGGGAAGTATTAATCGGGTTCAACTGGGAACAGTTGTTGGAAATACATTGAATGCTTCGTCAGTCGGAACATACTCTTCTGCTATTGTTGCTAATGCCACTGGATCAGGAGTTCAGCTATATGTTGTTCCGTCTAACTTTTCCGGTTCAATAGACAACATCTCCGTCCGCGAAGTCCTATTCGATCAGCCAAACGGCACACTCACACTATTCAACCATCCAACTAACGTACCGCGCATTGAGTATGACGCGCAGGGTAATAGGTTGGGGCTGTTGGTTGAGGAGAGTAGGACTAATCTGATTGAGTATAGTGACTTTAGCGCGACATGGACATCTTCCAATTGCACATTAACGTCTAGCCAACAAAGCCCAGACGGAAATACTAACGCAATTATTTTTGAAAGAAACAGTACAGCATCATCATATCTTGCAAAGGCAGCAAATAAAGCGGCATCGTCTCTTACTTATTCTTTAAGTGTTTTTGTAAAAAAAGACACAGCGCGATATTTTGCTGTTAGGCTTCAAGGACTTTATCCTTCAAGAGCTGATGTTGTATTTGATTTAAACTCAGGATCCATTGCAACACCGGCAGCAACAGTTTTAAACTTTTCTAGTCCTTCAGCTTATATTGAAAATATAGGAAACGGATGGTATCGGTGTATTCTTACTACGACATCTGACACCTACACGCTTATAAACTCATTATTTTCCTTTAATTCTAACAATGTTGCAATTGATGGCACCGATACCGCACCAGACTCTAGTGGGATTATATTTGGAGCACAACTGGAACAAGCATCATTCCCCACATCCTACATACCCACAAGCGCCTCAGCAGCCACACGCTCTGCTGATGTAGCAAGTATAGGTGTGAGTGAGTTTGGTTATAATCAGAGTGAGGGTACGCTGTTTATTGAAGCCGCTCCAAACCATGCTCCAACGTCAGACGATTATTTAATTCAGATAGATAATGGATCATCTACAAAAAGATATGCAGTAAGGCTTGATAATGTAACGGCTACTAAATCATTTGTAATCAACAGTGGTGCTACTACAACGATATCCAATGGGACACGCTTAGACGCAGGAGAATCAATAAAAATTGCTTTTGCCTTTAGTGATGGCGATCAAGCTGTTTCGATTGATGGCGGTTCTGTTCAAGTTGGATCTGCTGTAGCATTAAATGGTCTTACAACTTTGCGGATTGGCTCAGATGATGGCGCACTCAGATATTTAGACGGCCACATAAAATCCATCAAATACTATCCGCGCAGATTAACAAACGCTCAATTACAGGAGCTAACATCGTGACAGACATTATCGAAGAAGTAGTAGAAGAAGTGGTCGAGCCTAAGAAGACCGACTTCTACATCAAGCTAAACTCAGAAGCCGACCTGCCTACAGCGTTTGCGGCATTCTATCAGCAGGACTATGTAACTGTTGTAGATGAAGAGACGGGCGAGTCTACGCAGACACCTGAAGGCGAGCCGTATCTAGTTAGTCACACTCACGACTACGCCATTGATCTGGTCGGCACGATCTACGCACCAACTGGTAACACTCTGACGGACGATGAAGGCAACGAGTACCCAGAGACAGCACCTGTTGATGGATGGCATGTAAACGTTCGACTGGTAGGCGATGGCCGCCGTGAAGACGTTGAAGCGATTGATGCAACGTATGGTGTTGTGCCTAACTCACCGAGCCGAGTATTTCTTTAGGAGTAAATAATGGCTAGTACAATACAACTAAAGCGTGGCTCTGGCGCACCAACTAGTGGTGACTTAGCTGCTGGAGAAATAGGTTTAGACTTAACCAACAATAAAATCTACAGCTCGACTAATGGTTCTGATGTTGTTGAGATGAGTATCACTTCATCAGTCACTATAGATGATGGGACTGTCTTGACGCTGAATAGAACAACATCGGCAGGTACTGTAATAGATTTTAAAAAAGACGGTACAAGTTTTGGAAAGATCGGAACCACATCGGATGTAGGAGGTAATTTTTATTTTAGTAATAACTCTTTAGGTTTAAGAGCCTTTTCATACATTGGTACTAGCACAATAATGCCTTGTAATGGTTCAGGTGTTTATACTGATAACATTGTAGACTTAGGTGCTTCGTATGCACGATTTGATGACGTATACGCAACCAACGGAACTATTCAAACGTCAGACGCTAATGAAAAACAAGACATAGCTGAGCTGTCTACTGCTGAGCAGCTTGTAGCTGTCAAGTGCAAAGCGTTGTTACGCAAGTATCGTTGGAAAGACTCTGTAGCTGAGAAAGGTGATGATGCTCGTATACACTTTGGTATTATTGCTCAAGACCTTAAAGCGGCCTTTGAGTCTGAAGGTTTAGACGCTGGACGCTACGGTATGTTTATCTCAAACACATGGACAGACGATGATGGTGTAGAGCATACACGCTTAGGTGTTCGTTACAATCAATTGTTTGCGTTTGTCCTAGCGGCAATCTAAGGTGGTATAAGATATGAATGAGCAGTCTCAAGAGGCTAGACTTCAGCGCATCGAAAATAAACTGGACAAGCTGTCAGAAGCCTTTACTATTCTTGCTCGTGTTGAAGAGAAGATAATGTCTTCTAATGCACGTATTGATCGTCTTGAGTTTAGAGCAGATGAATCTGAACGTGATATGGACAAGATGAAAGGCATTGTTGGCTATAATCAAAATGCTGTTAGAGTTGTAGAACGCTTTGCATGGATTCTAGTTAGCTCATTAGTCGGTACTGTCATGTACTTCTTTAAGTGAGGTCAACATGTGGCAAGCTCTAATCGGCCCAATATCAGAACTTGTTGGTGGTTACTTCAAGCGCAAAGCAGAAGAGAAGCAAGCGACTCACGAGCGCAAGTTAGAGGTAATCAAGCACGAAGCGAACTGGGACAACATTCAAGCAAGCAATGCGGCAACGAGCTGGAAGGACGAGTGGTTTACGATCCTGTTTTCTGTGCCGCTGTGCATGGCTTTCATCCCAGAGGCTGTGCCTATTGTCAGTGCTGGGTTTGACGTGTTGGAAAATATGCCTGATTGGTACAAAGCATTCTTAGGTGCTGCTGTTGCAGCTTCTTTTGGAATAAGAACACTGACTAAGTGGGGTGGTAAGTAATGGCAGTAATTCAAAGCTTGTTTGGAGACATGCTTCCAGCCACAATGCAGGATGGTATTCAGGGTGGTAGAGGAGGTTTGCCTAGGGCTATCAATGAACCTCAGCCAGTCATGACGCAGCAGCCTCAACCTGTAATGACACAGCCTCAGGTTGACTTAAGTAATCTTAACTTACCTAAAGTTAACCAGAATGGAATGTTTGACTTTACGTCAGTACCTAACATGGGTCAACAACAGGCCCCTCAGAATCCTACGGACTTCTTTAATCAATACACAGAATTCCTAAGCGGTGTCCAAAGTGGTAACACAGCTAATAAAGTAAACCGTAGGGACGATATTTATAATAACTTTTTTAATCAAACAAACTATCGTTACCAAGGCAACCCAGCGGACTTCAGAGCCTCTGTAGGGCTCTCTGACGCATTTTCAGTCTATGATAATCCTGAGGTACAGATCAATGCTCAAAGCTTTCAGGAGGCTTCTCAGGCGCTCTCAGGGGCATCAGATCCTTTAAGTGTCCTCTCAAATTACTACGGCTTTGACATAGTACCTACTGCTAACGAAGGGGCTAATTACCGTAACGCACAGAAGTACGGAACAACTGAACAAAACATGGCTGAGTTTCAGTCAATCATAGAGCCTATCCTTCAGAAGACTATACCGTACATTCAGGCTACTCAGGGTCTTGAGTATACTGATGCTCTTGAGTATGCTTACACGCATGACCCAATGGTTGCTGCTTTGTACAATCAGTACGGTGTTGACCTTTACAGATCCACTGATGACGGTTCTACTTATATCTTTGACCCAATTGCAGGTCAGGAGATTAGAACATTAGAAGTCAAGGACCCTAAGTTCAAGGATTTTCTTCCTGCTATTGCTTTGTCTGTTGTTACAGCAGGTGCTGGTGGTTTAATTGGTGGAGCAATTAGTAATACAGCTTTAGGGGCTTCCTTAGGCACTGCAGGTTCTAATGCCTTAGGCAGTGCTATTGCTGGTATTGGTTCAGCCGCAGCAAGTGGAAAAAGAGGGTCTGATTTAATTACTGCAGGTGTCCTAAGTGGTCTCGGTGGTTATACTAAAGGTTTAAATGAAATTGCACAAACCGCTGCAGCAGGTAGTCAAGTAGCTATAGATGCTGCAGCAAAAGCAGATATTTTTAATAACGTACTTAAAGTTGCTAACGCTGCTGATGCTATAGCTAACAAGAATTACTTTAAGCTTCTTAATATGGGATTGGAAGCAGGGGGTTTTGAAAGCTTTAACACCCTTACAGCAAATAAACTTAATGAGTTAGGTGGAGCAGACGGTACACTATTAGGTTTAAATGTTGATCAATTAGCCCCTGCCGTCAACAATATTGCTAAAGACTTATTAACAGGGAAAGACCTTGATGATGCTCTAAAAGGCGGTGTACTTGAGTACATCAAACAAGGAGGGGCTTTAGACAGATTTAACCTTAAAGACTTTAATTTCCCTAGTTTTGATTTTAACACCCCAGAAGGTATCAAGGGAATAGAAGATTTTGTTAAGACTAACTGGAGTGCGCTAAAAGACTCTTCTTTTGTTCAAGGCATGAGAGAAGTTGGTAGAAACATTGATGATGATGTCATACAACCGTTGATTGAGCCTATTAAAGGACTTGATCAAGAACTGGATGATTTGATCAAGACTCCGGATAGTGTTAAGGCAATTGAAGATTACTTTAAAAGTTTGGAAGGACCGGATATAAACTTTCCTGATTTAAACCTTGATCTTCCTTTTTTTGGAGGAGGAGCAACAGATTTACTAGGAATGTCTACTGGGGGTTATTCAGGAATGGACTTCAGAGACCCTAACCTTGAAGTAGTACAACCAGCGGAACTCTTTGGTTACGTTGATTACTTAGCACAGTTAACAGGAAGACCTCAATAATGACATACTTACAACTTGTCAATAAAGTTTTAGTTCGCCTTAGGGAGACTACAGTAACAACTGTTAACGAGAATGCCTACTCCGCTTTGGTAGGTGAGTTTGTTAATGATGCCAAAAGAATGGTAGAGGACGCTTGGAACTGGTCACATTTACGTTCCACTCAAACATACAGTGTTGTTAGTGACGTTGATGAACTTGAGTTAACAAACCTATCAGGAAGAAGTAAAATAGTCAAAGCTTTTAACACTACTGATAAAGTAGAGCTTACTTATAAGTCAAGAGATTGGTTTAACAATCAAAAGTACTTAGGGGACGCTGTATCCGGTAGTACATCCTACTACACATACAAAACAGTAAACACAAGTGATAATGTAGAGCTTCTTTTGTTCCCCTCAACAGGAACAGGTAATACAACTTTTGTTTTTGATTGTGTTGTTAAGCAGGACGACCTGAGCAGTGACTCTACTGTCCTACAGGTCCCCTACACTCCTGTTATCGACCTTGCGGTAGCTATGGCTGCCAGAGAACGTGGAGAGACTGGTGGTACGTCAGCTGCTGAACTGTTTATGATTGCTGACAAGTCTCTTGCTGACGCTATTTCAATAGACAGTATGCAACATCCTGAAGAACTTGTATATGTGGCGGTGTAACTATGGCACAACAGCTACAGAACATTACAATTAGAGCACCAGCATTCAAAGGACTCAACACACAGGACAGTCCTATTGATGGTGATCCTTCCTTTGCTTCCGTTGCTGACAATTGCATCATTGATCAGTACGGTCGTATTGGTGCACGTAAAGGTTTTGATACTTTAACAGATGATGTTACTGCTTTAGGTGGTGAGTCTATTGTTGTCATGGCTGAGCTTGAGGAGACTGACGGAACACGTACAGTTTTGTCAGCAGGTAATAATAAACTCTTTACAGGAACAACTACGCTTACTGACGTTACTGGTGCACACACAATCACTGATGACAACTAGCAGATGGTTCCCTTTAATCAGGACATCTACTTAGTACAGCGTGGGTACAGCCCCTTAGTATACAACGGTACGTCCGTAGTGGCCATAGGAAGCCACACAGGAGCTTCTGGGACTGCACCACAGGCTAACTGTGCCTTAGCTGCTTATGGTCGTATGTGGATGGCTGACACAGCTACGGACAAGTCTACAGTGTACTGGTCAGATCTATTGATTGGTGCAGCATGGTCTGGTGGTACGTCAGGCTCTATTAATATTTCTAAGGTCTGGCCTGATGGTTATGATGAGATTACTGCCTTAGCAGCACACAACGACTTCCTTGTTATCTTTGGTAAACGCTCCATTGTTTTGTATTCCGGTGCTCAGTCACCAGCCAACATGGTACTAGCGGACACAATCAACGGTATTGGTTGTACTGCTAGAGACTCTGTTCAGCCTACAGGTACTGATCTAATCTTCCTGTCACACGTAGGTGTTCAGTCACTCGGTCGTGTTATTCAGGAAAAGTCAGCACCAATGCGTGACATTAGTAAGAACATTCGTAATGACTTATTCTCCGCAGTGTCTTTGGCAGGAGTCAACATAAACTCCGCATACAGTGCAGAGAATGCTTTTTACTTATTGAACTTCCCAACACTAAACACACTCTACTGCTTTGACACTAGAGGTGCTTTGGAGGATGGGACTCTTAGGGTTACACGTTGGCCCAGCACAGGATTCAAGTGTTTCCTACGCAGAGACAACGGTGATTTTTTAATAGGTAGTGCCTTAGGTATTGGAAAGTACAATACTTACTATGATGATGGTGAGTCATACTTGATGGAGTACCTGAGCAATTCATTGTCCTTTGGTGACGCTTCACGCACTAAGATCCTAAAGAAGATTAAACCAACTCTAATTGGTGGTTCAGGTACTGTAGCAAATATCAAATGGTCTTATAACTATTCAAATAACTATACAGGTCAGGCTATAACTTTAGGTTCTAGTGTACCTGCGTACTTTGGTACTGCTCAGTACAACATAGGCACATACTCTGGTGGTATTAAAATCAACACACCCAATGTAAACTCGACAGGTAATGGAACAGTGGTTAATGTAGGAATTGATATACCTATTAACGGTACAGAGTTTTCAATACAGGAATTAAACATACAAGCTTTAGTAGGTAGGATGCTATGAGTAATTATAACTACACTGATGTGTTTCAGAACAAGGACGCTACCAATGCTGTTATTTTGGGTAGTGAGTTTCATACAGAGTTTAACAAGATTGAAGTAGCAGTGAACAGTAAGTCTGACTTAGCTTCACCTACTTTTACAGGTACTGTAGAGGTTGCTAATTTTACTGCCACAGGTACAGTGACTATGACCATTGATGGGGGTACTTACTAATGGCTATTATGGGCATAAGTGATCCTAGGGGTCAAATGCTAACTGGGGCTAATAACCCAGCTGCTATGGTTCAAGCAAATCCAAATCTAACACCTGAACAAATAGCAGCATCAAATGCAAATATAATGAACGCTATGCCTCCTCAAGTACGTACAGCTTATGAACAGCTCTTAGCACAAAGCAGGGTAAACAAACAACCTATGGTTGCTCAAACAGCAGACCCTAGGGTTAACTCCTCAGGAATATCTATGGGACTATCAGACCCTAGGCAGCCTCAGGTTACTGGAGGTACGGTAGGAGGAACGCAGTACATGTTCCCTACTCCCATTGGCGCTGGGTACGGTGGTTTACCAACAGTATCCTCAATGGGTTTACCCACGGTCAGTGAAGGTTCTGCAGGAGACTTAAGCACTGGACAGATCCTAGGTGGCATTGGCGCTATTGGCGCTGGTGGTCTACTTGGGGGAGCCTCAGGAGCAGCAGGTGTTGCTGGTGATGTTTTAAACTTTTATAATGCTTATACTCAAGGTCAGACTCAGGAAAACATTGCTAAAGATCTTGCAAAGGGCTTTGGCACACTGGGTGACACTTTGTCACAACAGGTTCAGTTTAAACCCTTTACTGTGACATCAAGCACTGGTGCTGTCCAAACAACTCCTGAAGGTGGTTATTCAATTGGTTTAACACCTGAACAACAAGCTATGCAGGACATGCTCTTTAGTCAGGCTTCTGGACTCTTTAGTCAGCTTGGGCAAGGCACAGCGGCTCGTGAGGCTGACGTATACAACCGCATAAGAGCACTACAGACTCCTGCGGAAGAACAGGCAAGACTGGCCACTGAGGAGCGTATGGCTGCTCAGGGACGCTTAGGGCTATCCTCAGCAGCCTATGGTGGCTCTACGCCTGAACTTATGGCTCAGGAACAGGCTATCCAACAGGCACGTCAGGCAGCTTCATTGTCAGCCATTCAACAAGCTCAGGCAGAACAGGCACAGATTGCTAATATGGCTGGTGGTTTGTTGTCACAAGGTTACTTACCTCAGGCACAGATACTTAATATGTTACAACCTGCTGTTAACCTGTCCAACATTGCAGGTGCTCAGAGACAAGCAGGGGCCAATATCCTGTCAGAGATGGCAATTGCTCAAATGCAAGCACAGGCTCAAGCTGCCGCTGCTCAGGCCGCCCAAAGAGGTGACATAACGGGTGTTCTTTCCGGTCTATTGACTGGTCAACAAAAAGGAGGAGGCCCAAGCATACTTGAGCAGATCTTTGGTAAAATCTTCAGCGGTGGTGGCAGTTCCTCCGATATGGATACCTTGGAACAACTTTTGAACTATCAGGCCCCTAGCTACGAATACAACCCAGCTACCCCTGATATAAACATAGGTGACTTAACGTATGACCCTAAGGCTTCTTATGGCTTGTTGGGAGGTAAAGGCTAATGGCTATTGATGTAGCGGGTATGATGACAGGGGTTCGTCAAGCGATGGCCCCAAGAGGACAACAACTAGCTCCTGAACAAATGAACCTAATGCAACGCTCGGGTGTACAAAACCCAATGTTGCAACAGTTTGGTCAAGGTATTGCTGGTTTGTTTAACATAGAGACTGGAAGCCCTATGCAGGTAGCTCAGGGTCAAGCTAGGGACTTGTACAGTCAAGCCTTAGGTGCTGACCCTAAGAAACAAATGGAGTTAGCTGCTCAGCTTGTTAAGATGCAGGGGTATGAACAAGCAGGTATTCAACTGTTTGAACAAGCACAAAATAAAATAGCAGCACAACAGGCAAAACTACAAGAACAACAGCAGCGTGAAGTGTTTGCTAACAGAGCTAGAAACTTAGGTCTTAACGATACTGCTGAACTTGTGTTGGCTGGTGGTGATCTTAAGGAAGCAGGTAAGCAAATCCGTGAGGAGGAGAAACGTAGAGCTTTGATCCGTGGCGGTAAACCTGCGCGTATTGCTTTGGCCAGACGAGCCGGTATGTCAGATCAATTCATCAAGGATATTCAATCAGGTAAATACGACAGCACTGACGAGACTGAGTTTTCCAAGATCCTTGAGGGTGATGAGGCTGATCTTGAATTCTTTATGAATAGAGAAGGTAAAGCCGTACCTATGCGTGTTGACAAGTACGGTAAAATATATGATCCTGACTCAGGAACATTTAAAAACCCAAGTGAGCTAGGTGTGACACAAGCCCCTCAACTTACTAAGGAAGTAGGTCAGCTCGATAAGGTGACTGAAGCCTTGATGGGTGAGGAAGTTAAAAACTACGCTGAGTTGAGAAAGAAAGCTGATTCTTCTTTACGGCTTTTGGAGATCAATAAAATTTCTGAAGAGATTGGAGCTGACGGTCTGATTACTGGATTGGGTGGTCAGGCTAAACTTAACGTAATCAAGGCGCTTGAAGCAGTTGGTCTTGCCCCTGAGGAAGCCACTAATCTAGCTTCAAACACTGAGGCATTCTTTGCTTACCGTGGTCGAGCCGTTGCTGAGATTATTACAGCCTTTGGTTCTGGTACTGGTTTGTCCGACAAGGATAGAGAATACGCACAAAAGATTGCTGCTGGTGAAATTTCCTTAACAAGAGAGTCTATTGATAAACTATTAGAAATAGAACGTAGACACTCTGTGAATAATATTATAGCTAATAACCAAGCTGTCAAGAGAATGTATGAACTAACTGGTGGTGATCTTAAGGCAGCGGAAAGGTTCTATATTCCAATACCTGAGACTCAAGTACAAACTGCTCCCAAAGGGCCAGAACTAAGCCCTGCTGCTTTAAAGTATTTGCCTACTGCAATAGGACAATAAATTATGGCTCAATATACAAGAGACCAGCTTCTTCAGGCCATGCAACAAGCAAACGCTGCAGGGGACATAGCTGCTGTCAATGAGCTTGCTGCTAAAGTTGAAGAGATGGACAAAGCTTCCGTTTGGGAGCAGAGACAAGCAGCGGGTGATTACATTCCACCAGACTTCACAGGTAGAAACCTTGAGCAGGAATACGGTCAGGCTGTTAGCCAACGTATGGGTCAAACAGGCCCATACATTGCTGAACAAGCTCAAAAAGCTATGGCTGGTGAGATATTGCCTCAGGAGGCTATCTTCAGATCCACAGCAGGTAGAGGTGTTCTTGGGACTGGCTTGGATGTACTTGGGGAGACTATTTCCTATGGTGCTAAAAAACTAAGCCAGTATACCCCTGATGACTACGAATGGGCCTATGTCAAGTCCTTAAGAGATGCTGTAGCTCCTTTGACTGACAATAAGGCAGCTGAAGCAATTACTAATCTAGCGTCCAAAGGTGTTGACTGGTGGTTTGACTTTAAAAATAAAAACCCAAGAACTGCTGAGAACCTTGAGGGTGTTATTAACTTAGCGGAAGTCTGGAAACCAGCAGAGCTTGTCAATCCTAAAGTTGAACTTCCTTCGTCTTCCCTTGTTAAAACAGCTGATAAACTTTATGGGTCTGCCGAAAGAATAAGCAATGAACGAAAGAATTCATTTATTGAGGAGCTTATCCAACCTGAGGACAACAAACCAACACGTTTGGAGCGTCAGGAAAGACGAGTTGAGGACCCTGAAACAGGTAGATTATCTGTAGAGCTTTCCCCTACGGAAGTTGAGATGCGTGAGGTCCTTAAGGGAACTCCTGAGCTAACGCCCAACCGTAGCTTAACAGGGAACCAGAATGCTATTGAGGAACGTATTAATAAAATCTCTAAGCGTTTGGACTCTCGTCTAGCTAAGACAGGAGCTAAAATAAATAAACAGGACATACTGGATGACCTACAGTCAACTGTGGATAACCTGTCAGAGACTAGTCCTGTTCTTGTAGGTGATGCAGGTAAAGTAGCCCAGCGTATCTTCGATCAGGCTGAGCGTTTGATTAAACAGTCTGACGGTACTGCTGTGGGCTATCTAAACGTCCGTAGAGAGCTTGACAGGTGGATTAAGAATCAAGGTAAGGATTCCTTTGATGGCAATGAGAATGCCTACAGCGTTGCTCAGAGAGCCGTCAGGGACGTTCTGAACGCTAGGGTAGCTGAAGCAGCTCCTGACGTTGACACCTTGGACTCCTTACGTAGACAGCACTTGTTGTTGTTGGCTTTGGATCGTATCAAACCAAAGGCAGCTGAGGAAGCTAACAGCAAGTTAGGCAGAATGTTTGACAACATTATCAGATCCACAGGAACAGCCCTACCTAAGACTCCTCTGGCTCGTTTTGCCACACTGGGGGCCTTAGGTACAACCGTAGGTGGTGCTGCTTTTGTTGGTCTTATGCCTTACTTAGCTATGGGCGGTACTGGGGGCGCTATTGGGTATGCTGTGTACCGAGGTTCCGTCAGCCCTAAGACAAGAAAAGCGTTGTCAATACTTCTTAGAAACACAGACAAAGCAATGAAGGCTACAAAGGTTCCAGAGATGAAGGAACAGTTAGCTTTGGATAGAGCTTTTGTTGTTGAGCTAATGAAACTGCCTACTTCGGAAACTGAGGACTTCCCTGAGTTGACTGAGGAAGACTTTAAGAAAATGGAAACAACAGTTCCTTTAAAACCTGAGGGAATGTAATGGCTGATCGTGTACTCAACGCTATTGACAAAAAGAAGGACGAAATAAGTTCTTATGACAAGAGTGTCACAAGGTTTAGTTCGGACATTGAAAAATACGCTCAGGGTGACATAACAGCCCCTGAGTTAGCCCTTAGAGGTCTTGGGGAAGCAACTGGACTCTTTGGTGAAGCGGTGGCTTATCCCTTGTCTGCTGCTTGGAACGCTCTACCCACTGAAGGTATAAACCAAGTGGTAAGCGAACTAGCTCAACGAGCTATGTCAACTGAACCTGCTCAAGCAGCCCTAGGCTACCTTCAGGAGAACCCAAGACTTGCTAGGAACTTAGGGTCAGCGGTAAACGTTGCTTCAGTATTACCCGTGGGAAGAGCAGCAACAAGTTTACCTAACAGACTAGCAGCTAATACAGAGACTATGGTAGGTGGTTTTGGTTTACCTTTCTACGGTGGTGGTAAGGCACAGCAGTACGGTTCTTTCCTAGGGGAAACTATAGAGGCTATTCCACAGACACTAACTGATGCTCTTATTCCTAGTAAAGCAGCAACAGCTAGAGCAACGGGACTCGGGGCAAGAAGAAGAGCTGAGATAGCCGCAGGTACTGAGAAAGGTGGAGACTTTGCGTCAGCCATTGCTGGTGACTACATGGCAAGACAACAAGGTAAAACTATCTCACCAAACAAAGCTTCCTCTCTTGTTGACAACGCACCTATTGGTGTTGCCAACTACAAAGCTGTCGGTTTAAACGCTTCAACTGATAAGGATAAAATTATTTCGGAAGTGTTTGACAGTGCGGATATTCCAGATACGGTCAAGCAAAGACACTTAGGTGATATCTATGCAGGACATGGTGTCAACAAACGTTTGAATAAAGAAAAACAAGTAGAAATAGCTGTCAAAAGACCTGACGCTCCTAACTCTCGGGTTATTGGTATGGAAGCCACTGGGTCTGCTGGTGGTCCTTTCATTACTAGAGCTTTCTTTTCCAAAACTCCGGATGCTTACCTGAACGTCAAGAAAGCCATGACTAAGGATAAGGGAGCTGAGTTAACCAGAAAAGACTATATTGAACTGGCTCAAATTTCAGGTGCGTTTACAAAACAACTTTATAATAAATTAGCTACCCCTGCTAAACGTAAGTTCAAAACTAAGACAGCAGACAACCCACAAACTGTTGTAGATACAATTCTTAGGGCTCGTTTGAAAGAAAGCTATAATAAAAAACTAACGGACAAAGAAAAGTTTTATCTTGACAAATGGAAACAGGAAGGTTCTCCAGTAAAAGAAATTAAGGACGACATGGGAGCTGTTGTTAGTTCTAAGTCTTTAGGCGGCATACAGGAAGGAAACGGTATAGTTCATTTAGCCACAGGTCACTATTCTTCCGCTAAGGAGCTTGGTGGTGTTCGGGACACTGTTTCTTTAGATCTTGACAATATGAAAATGTACACTACAATTTCTGATGGTCATGATATGTTTGGTTTAGATCCTGTGGGTGGTCATAGTCTTGTTACTGTAGTACCTACGCAGGTTGTGGACCTAAAGACACGTAAGTTTGACAATGCCAGAATGAAAAGTAGAGACAAGACCGCTGAAAAACAAGCAGCTAAAGCCCTTGAGCAGCGAACAGGAATACCAATGAACAAAGGGGAAAGTCCCATTGCTTATAACAAAAGAGTCATTGGGGAATATCAAGCACCTGTGGAACTTCAGGATTACTTAGGTACTGCTAGAAGGGCAGGTCAGGCAGGACTGTTGACCGGAATGGGTGTCAATGCTCAAGAA